ACCTCCAACACCCAGGAACCAGGCATTGTTTCTATTGTTCCAACTTCAATTGATCCGTCTTCATCGTATGAATAGGAGCAAAAGATTTGAACTTTAGATCTGGTTTTTGTAAGGAGATGACCCACCGAATGACACTTAGCGGGTTTAAGTTTCCTTGCTTTGTCGATGTGCATCCACTCAGAATGAGAAACCCAGTCAAGAGTAGAAACCTTAACCAACGGATAATCATCTATAGTACCACTTAATTTTTTACGAGTAAAAACTCGCTGGCTTAACTTTCCCATTTGTTTTTACCTCAATTAATTTTATGTTTTGTGGCTTTGGCATTCTGTTTTTTAAACACCATCTGCAAACTGTACTTTCTGGAGATACTCCAGTTATGCCTAAAAATTCTGCTAGTTTTTTATATGAATATCCTTTAGATTTTCTATATTGTTCGAGATCCATTTAAGCTGCTTAAACTAAGGCTTGCTTTTTCGTCAAGAGAACATTGCATCTTATAAAATGTTATCAACATATAGCGCAATATCCACGCATTTCACACAAGTTATAGTTGTTGTTAATAAAAAATTGAGAAGTTTTCGCAATATTTTTATTGTAATTTTGTCATTTTAACATTGCTTATTACAAAACAATCTTTATATTGACAGTATGGCAATAGAAACTAAAACAATTAAACTCATAAAAAATTCACATTTAGAAGAAAGAGATATGTTGCTAAATAAACTTTTAAAAGATGCCGATATGAGCCAAGCTCACTTAGCAAAAGAATTAAAAAAAGATGCCTCAACTATTAATAGATGGATTAAAGATAGTAGATCTATTGCTTGGGAAAATGCAGAAAAAATTGCTGCTGTTTTAGGCTGCCACCCAGTTGATATTTATAAACCTAAAAATCAAATTGTATTGAAATCTTATGTTCAATGGGATGGTTATGTTTTTGATTTTGAAAAAGATGAGCAGCTTACAATTTCAATTCCTTACGAGTATTATCATCCAAATATAAGAGCTGTACAAATGCAAGCTCCAGGTAATCATGCAGACGGAGAGATTTGGTTATTTGATAAACCAACAACAAAAAAATTTTCTAAATTTGCAATTGGAAAAATTTGCTACATCACAGCATCGCAACAATTTAAAAAAGAAAATGCAAAAAAAATGACCCACACAAACCAAACACCAAAACCATTAATTGCTTTACTTAAAGCTAAAGGTAATGGCAGATTATCTATTGTTAATAGTTATACAGATGAACCTCTCAATCCATTGTGTGAGGATTTGGAACCAAAAGATCTTGAGATAGCTACTCCATTAAAAGTAAGATACGATCCAGATTTACTAAATATCACGATAAAATAAACCTAAAGTTGCAAGTTGTGCATGAATTGTGCATAATTGTCAACTTTTGTTTGCAATTTGTTCTACATTGTTTATCAATTGTTCAATTGATTTATGATTACAAAAGAAGACGCAGCAGAAAAAGCATTATCTGATTGGATAGCTGGAATAAAAAAACTTCCAGAATGGGTTAAGATCTACAAACTAAACCATCATAGTCCATCTCAAATAAATACAGAAGAAGATCAATGGGGATATAAATATTTATATCTTACCCAGGAAGAAAGAAGAAAGTTGCCAGTTAATTCTAATATGAAATGTGGAAACTGGATTGGAGAGCTGGGTCAAAAACAATTTGGAAAATTTATTTGGGAATATGAAAAAGGATCTGGGTTAATAAAAAAACCAATAGCAGAAGAAAAAAAAATTTTTGATAAAGCAATAGATTTATTTAATGCGTACTTACCAACAGATGAAAAAGACAAAAGACAGCACGAAGAAAATAAACTAGGCTTTGCACTAACTTGGAAAAATTGCCAGGATGCAATTAAATCAGTAGGATTAAATGGAGATATTGAATGTGAAAGATCTGTTAGTTTAGATCTTCCAGATTGTGAGCTGCCAGTAATAGGAAGAGTTGACTTTGAAGATCAATATAATTTTATAGAATTAAAAACAAAATATAAATCTAAGAACAGACCAAAAAAAGATGGCAGCTACTCTTTTTCAATGAGAAAGATTGCGGGTCCAGAAGATGATAAACAAGAAAAATATTTAGGATGGTTCTCGCATATTTTGCAAGTTGCTTTTTATTATTTAGCTACAAGAAAGAAACCTCATTTAGTTGTAGTAAGTGAGGCTGGCTATCATATCTATACACCAGATAACTGCGATCAATTAAAACCAAAAAATTTAGAAAAATATTTAATTAAAATGAATGCGATATGTTCTAACAGAGAAAAAATTATGGCTCGACATGCTGGGAAAACTACCTGGACCCAGGATATAATTGCAAACTTTGATCATAATTTTTGGAATGGCATGGGAGATCATAAAGTAAAAGCAGCTAGATTGTGGGGTCAAGTATGAGAAAAAAGAAAAAAACAGATCGAGGAATTATTTGGCATATCTATCACACGATCCTTGCTTTGTTATTACTCGGAGTTTTAATTGTAGAGGGTATTGAATTATTTATGTGGAGGAATTTATGGATGTATTAAATTATCAGCGCATTGTGCTGCAAGAAAAATTTGGAAAGAAAAAACAAGAAAAAAAAGGAGTAAGTTTTTTTAACAAAGTCGTTGTCGTAATCGTCTTGTTCTCCTTACTCTATATCTTTTTCTCCCTACTCTTTCCGAATACAGATGCCCAGGTTTTAACAAAGGCTGCTCCTTTGATCAATGACCTGGGTATCATAAGCTCTAACTTAGGAGGAAACCTCTCTTATGGGTAAGATCCTAAATTTCCCCTCGCTGGATAAATATCTTGCTGGAATAAAATCTAGCGGGGGGATTATAAATAATAAAATTATTAAACATTATGAAGTAGAAAAGATGGCAGCTCAGTTTGATGTCTTTACTACTATTGAGCTTGTCAATTGTGATTTGCCTAAGAGCTGCGCTGTTGTAAAAGCAATAGCAAAACACCAAGGTTGTACTTATGAAAGTTTTGGAGAAGTATCTCCATTAAATAATGACTTTCAATATCCAATAGCAGTAGCAGAAAAAAGAGCTGTTGATCGAGCTATACTTAAAGCTCTTGGTATTCATGGTAAATACTATTCAGATGTTGAGATGCCACCAGAACCAAGAACAGAAAACCAAGGTATTGATATTAAAGATCATCCTCAAATAATTTTAGATAGAATTGCAGCAGCTAGCCACCAAGCAAACTTAGATGAGATCCTAAGTGATAACAAAGAATTTTTGATTGAGCTGCGGAAAAAAAATTCTGAAAAAGCCGAGGAAATAAAAAAGGCTTTTGAGAATAAAAAGGTGCAATTAATAGGAGGATAATATGGCACAATATGATAAGTCAAAAGCAAACCCAGATCTGATTGGAAACTTTGTTTTAATTAGAAATAAAAATAAAACAGAGGCTAAACATCCAGATCTTGTACATCCAGACAGTAAGGATGAAAATGGTAATGTTAAGATGAATAAAGCTGGCAAACCATTTAAGCAAAACTTTACTGTTAATGGTACATGGTGCGAGGCTAGCGGATACATACAAGAAGATAAAAGTATTAAAATTAGAATACTTAAAACTTCTGATAAAAAATCAGCAGCTCCACCAAGACAAGCAGCACCAATAGTTGATGCCTGGGATAACCAATACTAGGAAACAATATGAAATATGGCTTAACACCTAAACAAAATAAAGTTTATGAGTTTGTTAAGTCATATATGAAAAAGAAACCAGTAGCTCCAACATATCAAGAGATACTAGAGGCTACTGGTTTTAAATCTAAAAATAGTATTCACAGAATTTTAAAAGATTTAGAGGCAAAGAAATGGATAGCAAGATTACCAGGAAAAAGCAGATCAGTAAAAATAATACCATGACACATCCAGATGATTTTAAGCCAGTAATATACGAGAGCTTACAAGAGCAAGTCGATGGAGATCACTATAAAAATATGAAGATCCAGCCAGCTGAATTTATTAATGAAAATGAATTGCTTTTTGCAGAGGGAAACGCTATAAAATATATCTGCAGACATAAAAAAAAAGGCAAAATAAAAGACATCAATAAAGCCATACATTATTTACAAATGATAAAAGAAAGAGACTATCCAAATGGGTAAGATGTTTGAAAAATTCTGGTCGGGATCTGTGAGCTTTACAGCTCACGAAAATTTTAACGACTTGGATAGCGCAATAGGAGCTAACACTCCTACTGATGCTGCTAAAATAGTTATAGATGAGAATACTCTTAGCTATGACTTTAATCGCATAAAGGAGGTAAAGACCGATGGCGATTTATCAAGACCTGGAAATGCAAATCCAGGAAAAGGAAAAGGAGAGAAAGTCTCTGAACGCAAAGATCAGCAGACTAAAAAAGAAAAATGACGGGATATACCCGCCAGGTATTGCAGCTCTCTCTAAGGAGGCACATGGAAAATTAATTGATGTCATCCAGCTGCAAGACAAGCTAGTTAGATTAGAAGTTTAATTAGCTAATTTAGAACCATTCTAAAAAGCTGCGTCTAGCAGAGATGATCCCTTGCGCTTTATAAAACTTACCTAATTGGCAATATACTTGACACTCATAAATATAAACTTGACACTCTGTCAATGATCATTATATTAATAATATATGCAAATCAAAAAAAAGAAATTTGCTACATACGCTGCCTTGGAGCGATATTTCATTAACAAAATACTTCCACAAAAAAAATACAGATCCAAGGTTATAGGTAAAACTATTTTGTATTGGAAGAGAAAGGCTGCATGACACAACTTACAGAAAAAGAAGTAAGAGCTAAGTATAAAGAATTTCTGTCTACAATTCCTGGAGCTGCAGATGTTCTTAGTGATAATGATTATGATTTTTATAATTGGTGTTCACAATACTTAGATTACCAACACATAAAAAATCCAGCAATTGAAAAACTAAAAGGAGCTGCTTAATGTATATCTGCACTTATAAATTACCTGGCAGAGAAAAAACTTTCCAGGGAGAAACTGTACCAGCTGCACATAAAATGTTTTTAAAAGATTATGCTGAGGCTGCGGGTCAAGTTAAAAAAGTTAAGATTGAAAAAACTACAGATCCATTATTTTTAATGGTAGTAAGTTATCCAACTTACAGAGATTTTTTTGCTAATCCTAAATTTACTTATGAAACTAAATTAATGGGAGGCGATATATGAAAGTTTGGATTGAGAAAAAAGCTAGAGCTGGAGGCAAGAAGTACATTGTCTTTGTTGAAGTAGATGGCAAGAAAAAAGTTAAAGCTACTTATGAGCTGAACCAAAAGAGACAAGCTAATATCTATGCTGATAGTTTAAGAAATATGGAGAGCCATATAGCTATGCCAGCTGAGATCACTTTTGATGCTGCTATAGCTGCCTACAAAGAAGATGTCTTAAAGGATGAATTAAAGACTTATGAGAGCAGATTGCTAATTTGTGGGATAATAAACCACCATATCCAGCCGCACATTAGCAAAAAGCTCTTATCCGACTATACCCTCTATGATTTTAACGATAGCTATATACCAGCTCTTATAAGCTCCTACAGCATGAGAGTTAAGAATTTACCTGGTGGTAAGTCAGAAGTTGTAAGATCTAACAAAAAGCTAGGTAAGAAAGTTATCAAAGAGAGTGTGGCTCAGTTTAAATGTTTTGTTAAATATTGTTTAAGCAGAAAATGGATCTTAGATCCTACAATCTTAAACTTTAAATTTAATAAAAACTTTTTCCAGGATGAGAATACTAAAGCAAAATGGATGCCTAAGTATCAAGACATTGTAAAGATTGTTAATAGTGAAGATAACCTATTTAACAGAGTTTTATTTCATACAGCAGCAGAAACTGGCATGAGATTAAATGAGCTGCTAGGTTTAACTTACTCAGACCTGGATCTAAAATCTAATCCAGCTCTTATCTATGCTAATCATAGCTTAGATAAATGGAATAACTTTAGAGAAAACTTCTTAAAAACTGCTAGCTCAAAAAGAAAAGTAGAGATCTCTAAGAGCTTATCTTTGTTGCTACAAAATCTTATGAAACAACAGCTGCCTAAAAAACATGGTAGATATAGAATGGTATTTGGTATTACTAAGGCAGCAGCTGCTAAAAGAATTAAAAGAGCTGCTAAAAGAAATGGCATTACATGGGAAAACGGAATGTCGCCTTTTAGAAAATTTAGTTTTAGTTTTTTAAAAGATCAACAAGCTCTAACTGATAAGCAGATTATGCAAAGATTTGGCTGGTCTAATATGAATACTCCTAACAAATGGTATTACAAAGATCTTGATATTAATAAACAAGAAAGAGCTACAGCCATTAATAATATGCTTAATATAGAGCATCATTTCAAAGCTAATTAATGGAAGAACCCATGAGCTATCTCCTATTCAAATTGAATTTGGAGATGGCTTATGTATCTACTTTTGAAAGAGATAAATGGGTCCAAGAACAATACGATAAATATTTAAAAAATTTTTATATCACGCAAAAAAAAAGGGAGGGTTTAATTAACCCTCCGAAAAACCCTCCGATACTTAAATAAGCTAGCAATCCCAATAGTTGTCGATAGTATTCGAACCTATCTTCCAAATCTCCAAGTTGTTAAGTAAATACACCACTTCATCTTTAAGTTGAAGAGAAAAGATTGACATAAATGCCTATAAAAAAGCTACATTCTGTAAGGCATATATCAGATTGATATATCGTTTATCCTCTGATAATCCTCCCATGTTTTAATAAAAGTCTGGGTGTAGCGTAGCCTGGTAACGCACTAGCTTTGGGAGCTAGGGATCGTTGGTTCAAATCCAACCACCCAGACCATTATTCAAATGTCTTATCCTCGGCTCTCTTAGCATCATCCAGGCGCATACATTCATAGTGAGCTTTCTCTCCTCCGTAAAAGGCAACAAAGCTCTCAGTATTAATCATGTCTTTTTTACAGTATTTGCATGGTCCAATATCCATAACTATTCTGGCTGGCTTTACCCATGTTTTTTTCTTAGGCATCCACACCTCTTACAAATATTATTAGATCCAGAGTTAATATTGCATAAGCAATATTGCTTTACATAACCCCAGCTAAAAAGCCATTTAATTATTTTAATCGGATTTAGATATTGAAATAATTTTACCATCTTTAACCACCGCATTTACTTTCATACAAGCATATTGAGCATTTGAATTTCTTGTTGCTATTCTTTTTTTAGACAGGCACTCAGATAAATTTGGCATTAATAAATGCTCCTTTAAAACTGGTGGATCCCCCAGGTACATTAGCAGCGCAAAAACTAATTCCATTAATGACCCCCGTTTCTTAATTTTTCAATTTGTTTATTTATGGTTTCAACTTGTTCTTTTAAATGATCGATATTAACTTTGTTATATCTGCTAGCCTCAATCTCTTTTTCAATACTTTCTATTTGAGATGCCAAATGTTCAATCAACATAAACATCTCCAGGTTCTTAGGTTCTTGTTCAGCTTTCTTTAATAAATCTGCCTGGAATAAAGTATCAGCTGTCTCTAGTGAGCTAATCCTCCCAGTTAAATTTGCGTATCCAAAGACGGCTCCACTAACGACAAGAATTATCCCAATTAAATTGGCGAGAGGGAGCTGCAGCTTACTATCAGAGCTAACCTTAATTGTGTCTTTATCTTTCACATTCCACCTCTGTTTCTTCTTTTCCAAGATCTTTTCTTGTGCTTATTCATACTTGAAAATTTAGGTTTCTTTCTTTTAGATATGCTAGTCTTCTTTGGGATCCTCTCATGTGGCTGTTTGTTAATATCAAACTTAACTCGAGCCATTACTTTTTCTTTCGATCAAGTACAGACTTTGTAATTCTGGTTCCGAAACTCGCAGAAAATACGATGATTACCAAGTACCATACGCTATCTGGCAGCTCATTGATTATAGATACCCACTCTCTAAAGTTCTCTCTAGTAGATGGAAACCAACCCGTTGTAAGCATACCAATTAGCCAGAGCATTAAGATCTCATCCTTGTATGATTGATCCTGGCTTTTAATTCTAGTTATATCTACATCTTTAGCTGCCTCTATTTCAGCAGCTCTAATTACTTTTGTCTTTTCAGCTTTGTGTTTAAAATGATCTGTTGCTTTATTAATAACCATTTTAGTTAATGGGTTATTAAATATTTTTAATAAGTGTATCACGCTGCGCAGCTCCTCATTATGCCAGCTAGCTCCTCACATCTTTTAGTTGTTTGTTTATGCCAGGCACTATCTATCATCTCATCTGCAGCTTTGTTATAGTCTGCAGCTCTAATACCCTCCCACATTTTCTTGAATTTACTTACTCGAGGTTTTCCCAACTGGAAACACATCTCGCAAATCAATCCTCTAATCGTAGTAAATTTTTCGTTGGGATCTATATCTGCAAGCAGCTCATCAGCTGAGCTTAAAGCAATTTCAAAATCTTTATCAAACACAGCATCAAGCTCTTCTTTAGAATACTCAACACCCTCAACAAAGTTATCGGTATCCAAAACCAAATGACCATAACCAATTGTAGCAAAACCCAGGCTGTCGGAATAGATAGTATTCCTAAACCCCTCATGTTCTTTAATTCTTTGTTTAATGTCTTCCATAAAATCCTATATGTTCTTCGGGTCAAAATTAAGTATTTTAACACCTAGTCTCTTTTGTTCAGCGGTTCTCCCCCGTGCAATCTTCCAACCATTACTACGAAAGTTTTGTGTCTTGACATCATAAGTATTGATCTCCTTTGTCTTAGTGTTCAAAGTTAAAATATCTATGGGACCAGTACCGCCTACTGGTACAAACACAATCAAGTCTGGATCTTTAGCAAACTCTGCAGCTGCTAATAGTTCGTTAGATAAACCAACAGATCTTGTTTTTCTATTTCTGAAAGTAGTAGAAGATCGAGCCAATAATTCCTCCAAGTAATATGATTATTGCTGCTGCTCCTTTACCTCTATTCATAAAGGTTTTAAGTTCTTTAATATCTTTTCTCATTTCATCTATTGCTTTAAATAAAGTCTTCATTCTTTCAGCACAGACTTTTTCATGGTAAGATATTCTTATACCATTATGATCTTCTACATTTGAATTTGTTGATCTTTTTTTTTTAGATTTCATTTATTGGCTTACACTCGAACCTAATAAATATGTGATGCTTATTAGTTTCGATCCTCCCTATTTCAATTTGTTTATTAATAGCCTCTTTATAACCAGCCTGGAGACAATCATAATAATTGTCGTATGTTGTTTGCATAACAAATGGCTCAAGGCAGCCGTGGAATGCGCTGCACATTAACATAACCAAAGCTATTTTCATTGCTTTAGTTAAATCTTCCTTTGCCGCTATTATATAAATAACTTATTTGAGTATCTGATAAGTTTGCATTAAAAGCTCTCCAGCCACCAGTCCAACCCTCCCAAGCATAAGTATTATATCCATGACTTGTGGCATACTGTGGAGCATAAGTCATAAATCCAGCATTAGAGCTTGTAGTACTCGTGCTGTTAGATTGTCCAGTTGTATGAAATAAACTTCCACCATGACTTACTGTTAGTGTCATATTTTGATTTGAGCTGTACAATGGAGATTGTGTCCATCTAAAAGCATAAAACCTCCAAAGTTTTATATCAAAGTCAGATGTTCCAGTCATAGCATTAGCATTTGTAGAAGTTCCACCATGATGCACCGAACCAAAATAAGCACTTGATGGAGTTTGAACCTGGTTAAAATCTAACCATTCTGATTGATGAGAATAAAAATCTACTACTCTAGCATAAGGATTATTGTAAGACCCAGATAATGTGTCATCGCTAGAGCTATCACATCTTCCCCACATAGTTAAAGTCCAACCACCAGATCCAGGAATTGTATTTACAATGTTTCCCCAATCTCCACCTCTTGAGCTATCGTTTAATTTAATTAATTTTGTTCCTGTCCAATCTGTTCCCGCAACAGTATCTATTGTAGATGCAGTTGTGACTTCTCGAAGATCATGATTATTATTAAGAGTACCTAACCAGTTTGAAGTAGCCTCATAATTCATAGCTGAAAATTCTGAAACACCGCTTAAAGGATTGTCTTTAATAATTATTGAAAATGATCTATCTACATTTTTAGAATTTGCTGTTGCTCTTAAATCAAAATTTGATGTGGTGTCTCCAGATACAGTTGGAGCTGTTCCAGAAATAACACCAGTTGAGCTGTCTATTGTTAATCCACTTGGAAAAGAACCAGAAGATTTTGAATAAGCTATAGTATCTCCATCAACATCCGCAGCTGCAACTGTTATGCTAACACTTTCTCCCTCGTAAATTTCTCCTCCGATTTGACCAGCAGATGTTGTCCAAGTAGGATTATTATCTACGCTTATTAATCCAACAGATGAAATTCCTGTCACTCCAGATGCTGAGGTAAATTTAATTTTATAAGGCTCTTGAGCATTTAAAAAACTTGATTTAGGAGCAACTGCCGTCACTTGTGTTTGAGAATTATAAGTAGTTGTTGTAGCATTAAATTCAGTTGATGACCCAATAAAAGATATTGTTCCACCAGATGCAAAATTTGATCCAGTAATTACTAAGGTTTGATCTCCACCCGCTGCGCTATCTACTTCTCCATCATCTACACTTGAAATTGTTGGTGTTGGCTCTAGTGTTGAAAATGAACCAGTAGCATTTCTTCCCTCAAAATATCCAGTATCGGTATTGTATCTCCATTGACCAGTTATGCTGCCTCGTTGTGCATTTGTACCAGCTGCAACTTTCGTACCCTCAGTACCAGTATCAGATATATTTTCAAAAGAAACATCCAGGTTTGAACCAGCAATTTTTCCATTTGATGTACTTAGCAAACTGCTAAGATCCCTAGCTTTAGTCATAAGACTAAACCTCCTATATTGTTATTTAAAATAAAATTAATTTAAAACTAAAGTGTCTGCCTCAGCCTCAGTTAATGGCTCTCCAGCAATTAGTTTTGCTTTGGCACTAGCTTTTAAATCTTTTCGCTCTTGTTCTTTTTGTTCAGCTTGTGTAGAGCTTTCATCTGCTTGTTGATTTTCAGCAGCTAAAGCATCAATTTCAGCTTGTGTCATTTCTTCTTCGACAATACCATTTGGTGTCATCTTTTTATGTTTTGCCATACATTACTCCTTATTTCTTAAATCCATACAAAGTCATTCGACCTGATGTAATATTTCCGCCACTTGGATATATTTTCCAACCAGTTATACTTGGAGATATAATTCTAAAATAACATTGATAAAAACCACCATCAAATTGTGTCATACCATTAGAGCTGTCTCCCGCTGGATATTGCATCCACATAGCACCACCTACATAACTTGAAGTACCGCCAGATGGCAATTCAACATATCCATTAAGGCTGTGTCCAGTTGGATTTGTTCTATATTGATAATAACCTTGACTTGTTCGATCATTACGACCACATTCAATTCTATCATCTCTTCCACCCGTATAGTTGTCTAAACCCGAGTTTCTATGTGAGCCATAATAATGACCCGCTGTATCCCAAATTTGTCTATATGTATTTGAAACACCAGCATATGCTTGAGAAGATATTTCTCCAGACGCATTCAATGCTCTTTGTCTTATATAGCAAGTGTTGCTAAAAATTATATCTTGATAAACAATTTTATATCCACCATAAATTGCATTATTAAAATATCCATCTACGGATAATGATGCACTTGCGCTTGCATCAACTGAGGCAAGCACTTCTAAATTACCAGATGAACCAACACCAGATGCTAGTTTAGTCCAGTAAGTAGTATTAACTGTACCAGTTGTTTGAGGTGCTTGGTTTGTTGAACCTTGCACAGCAACAAAAGTATGTGTTCCATCGGATGTGTATTGTACAACATCATTTTTATTGTAAGCAGTTGCACTATCCCAAGTCCCTTGATTTGTGCTTGAGATTGCTGAACCTCTAGCCATCAAATTCCAGTATGAAGTATTAACAGTTCCGTTTGTAGCTGGAGCTTGGTTTGTTGATGCTGCTACTGCAACATAAGATGATAGCTCTCCATTATCTAAATGTTGAACCACATCTTTTGTCGTATAGCTAGTACCACTATTCCAAGTACCTTTTTGCGTGAACGAAATTTTACCTATGTCTATTGTAGCCATTTTAATCCTATAAATTATTTGGTTAATTAATTATAGAAAACTTTATGTGAACAAATTAAACTGTTGCTATAAGTCTTCCATTTGCATTTAAGCTAAATACAAAGCCGCTTGCGCTAAATAATACATCATCAAAAGCATCAAATTCAGCTCCGCTTATGTTATCTACTCCTTGATTTGTAGTTGTCACTCTAACTGAGTTGTTAGCTGGAGTAGGTGTATTAGCCGTTCCCCCCATATTACTATGTAATGTGCAGTAATAATAAAGTTGTGGAGCATTTGACGGAACAACATAAGTCAGAGTATTAGCTCCAGTATCTCTGGTCACTCCGTTGGTATATTCAGTACCTCCTCCGTGTGATCCGTTTGCAGTAGTTGATAATGCAAAAGGATGACCAGATGGATAACTGAAAACATAAGTGTTTCCCTCAAATAGTTCTAAAGTATCTTGTTGAATACCATTTACAAAATATTTATTAGATCCACTTACTGATTGAACAGTAATTGAAACATTTATTGTAGATGGATTGTAATACATTTCTAAACCATAAACTTCTGCTGAGCTAGCATTAGAATAAACTAAAGCATTCCCAGCTCCGTTGACAACTAACGCCTGTCCAGCTGAACCAATTGATGATGGAGTATCTGTTAGATCGTTTATTGAAGTTGTGACAGTAGGCGTAGAATATTCTAAAGCCGTACCGCCAGAGTTCACGACTAAAGTTTGTCCCGCAGACCCTATTGCAGATGGAGTATCAACTAAATCATTTACTGAAATATTGGCTAATTGGAAAGTACCATAAGCCACTATCATAAGAATATCATTAGCTGCCGCAGCTGTTGTTAATACAACGCTTGTCCCAGATGTTGCAGTAAAATCTGCATTTGCTAATTTTACCCCGTTCAAATAAATATCACAGAACCCGCTATCGTAAGCAAGTACGGATGAATTATTATCCGCTCCACTAAATACAGTTTGACCAGCTGTAGCTGTGTACTCGAACCTATTTGCGGTTCCGTTGACTGTGGAGCCTGCAGCCGCCCAGCCAGAGCTTTTATAAACTTTAAGCTCATTTGCTGTTGTATCAAAATATAGATCTCCCTGGTTTAATGATGTTGTAGGAGCTGAGGATGATATTCTATAAACATCCGCAAAATTTTGAACCGATATTAAATTATTATTTACATTAGTCACAGCTGCATGAGCTGCTGCTAAAGATGATAATCCAGAAATTCCAGCTAAAGTGTTAATATTTGTTTCATTATTTTTGACAGCATTAATATTAGTCTCATTATTTTTAACAGCCGTCACATCTGCTGCAATTGTATTAACTCCAGAAATATCAGTACGGATACCATTAAGATTTGTAATCTCTGTACTTAAACCAGCTAAGTTTGTAATTTCAGTATTTAAACCAGCAACAGTTCCTAAATTATTTGTTGGAGATATTTGAGCTGCAACAGTATTTAAGTTAGCTTGATCTGTAGCTGTAAGTTGGATCTTTCTCCAAACTGTAGCTCCAAGATCATAAACTTTCATTACATTAAGAGTAGTATCGAAATACAATGCTCCGTCTGTTAATGCGTTTCCATCATTATCAACAGATGGGTCTGAAGTTTTAGCTCCTAAAAATCTATCATCAAAATTATCTAACGCTGCCTCCGCTGCAGCTTGAGCTGTTTGAGCTGCTGTTCTTGCAGTTTCGGCTGCTGTCTGAGCTGTCTCGGATGCCGTCTTTGCAGTTTCCGCATCGTTCTTATGAGTTAATGCTGTTGCCGCTGATGCTGCAGCATTAGTCTCAGAAGTTGCTGCATTTGTTTCAGAAGTAGCCGCAGCTGCAGCTGATGAAGTAGCAGATGCTGCATCTACCAATAAATCCCATTTTGCGCTATCAGCATTTGTAGTTAAAGGCTGTGAACCAGAGGAAGTATGACCAGTATTAGCCATAAAAATATTATTGGTACTGGTATCCTTAACAATATCTCTAACAGCATATGTAGTTGATGCACTCCAATTTCCTCGATTTGATCCAATCGTAGTAGTGACCGATAGCTCTCCAGAATTATCAAATCCTAAAATTTTTCCAGCTCTATCTGTAGCTCCAACAATAAACTCAGTTGAGTTCATCGTGTTAGTTCTTGATAATTTTAAAGATCTATCTACTTCTTCTTGTAGTTCTTGTTGTTGTAAAGTTAATTTATCAAGAGCTGCCTCATGTGTTTCAGCTGGAAATGGATCATTTGATATGTAATCTGTTTCTTGAGTTAAGTTTGTGTTTCTTAATAAGACTACAGTTATTCCAGTTGCGGGAGCTGTCACAAAATTTACTTGTCCACCACTAGCTCCATTATCTACAATAGAATAATGAGTTGTTAAATTTTGTACTGTTTCAGTTCCATCTGAAGATCTTAGTATAACTTGCAATTCTGCTGAGCTATGAATTGGAAAAGTAAAAGCAAAACTTGTTGTAGTGTTGTCTCCATTATAGGAATTTTTTACCGATAAACTCGATACTGTCATAATTTACTCTTTTGTTGTGTTAGGAAAAATTTTTGTAGGCGTTATAATCCCACTATATTTTTCGTATTAAATTAATTTGTCAATTCTGTCTATAGAATTATTCAGAAATTTGTGGTGTATCTGATGGCATATTTTCGCCTGGATACCACCAATAATCTCTGTTTTCTTTAGTTTGGTATCTTTTAATTACATTGTTGTTTTTTTTATGAAATTTAGGATCAATTAAGTTCTGCAGAGTATCTACTATAATCCTTTCCCATGCTGCTCTAAGATACCATATTGAGCTGCCTGGGGTATATTTTTTAATAAAATTAGAAAACTCTCTGCCTAAAGCTGGCTCTTTACCACCAGGCATATATCTAAATGTTTCATCTATTAGACCAAAAACATCTTTAGCAAAAGCTACTGGTAATCCAAGTAAAGCATCTGTAATATCTGTTCCATAGTTTTCTCCCTCTGCCTCTTGATAAACTAGATCTCCAAAGATACCTAATCCACCACCACCAATTAATCTCGCTAACCAGTATTGAAACATTTGTGTTTTATCTAAAGTGCTTAAATTTATTATATCTCTTCCTTTTAATACTTCTCTCATTTCATGTGAGTAAGCATTCATCAAAGTTGTACCAATTAAAAATGGTACTAAATAACCAGCTTTACCTTTTAAACCAGTTTCTCTTAAACCTCTCATTATATGAGTAAAACCAATTGCAATTGCAAAATTTTTAAACATCAATCCAGATGCTAATATTTCTCCAGCAAATGTTCCTGGTTTATTTTTACCCATAACAGCAACTCTGCCTCTAATAGCAGCTGTAGGTATAGCATGATCTGTTTCTGTAAAAATCATTTCCATAATTCTGCCATGCAATCTATTAGCCTCTGATGGATCTAAGTCAGATCTTTTTAATAAATCTTCTGGCTTAAAAAACATAGCCTCGCCAGGTTTCATATTTGGATCATCAATAGCAGCATCATATAATTTAGTTTTTCTTATGACATCCCAATCTCCCTCTCTTATTCCATAAGTTTCTAAAGTTTGTGTAAGAGATCTTCCGTAAGATTGTAATTTTCCTTTTTGTGTTAAAGCATTTAATTCATCCCAAGATTTATTAAAATTATCTCCTAAGAAACCCATAAACTCCATACCAAATGCCCAACGACCAGCTTGTGTTAAATGTGATAAACCAGATGCTCTAAGTGTCATATCTGATAACATCTTTGCAAGTATTGGTGCATCGGTATCTATAAAATATCTATTAGCAGCTGATGCAATAGTTGACCAATGCTCAGCAACTAAGCCAGCTCTAATAGCTGCTTTAGACCAACTTTTGTCAGTTTTTAAACCATCCTTAATTAATTTTAATGCTTTTCTATTTGCTTTATATGCTGGTAATCCAAGAAATTTAGATGTCATTCTTGAAAAGAAAAAGTCTGATTGTGCAAGTAATGTTGCAGATCCAATAACAGAAGATGTTAGGATATGTCTTAAACCAGCAAATCCCATAGCCCACCACTTATCTACTCCACTATTTAATCTGCCAGCATGAGATAAGTATAAATTTTCTAATCCCTCTATTTTAGATCTAACACTTTCTCTTTCTTTAATTGGTAAGTCTTTTGTATTAATTCTTATAAGATCAACTAAATATCTAAACCCAGCGTTAGGATTTGGTCCCAAGGCTCTCATCATAGCTGTATCTCTACTGATGCTTTCTAAATGCTGGTATATTGTAGATATAACATCTTCATCTCCAAACTTAGATTGATAAGCCATATAATCATCTGCGCTTTTAAAAACTAAAAATCTATGATCTAACCTGGCGTTAGCTGTCATACCAGATGCGTTGCTCATAGTTCTTGATGTAGATCTTGATCCAGCCACTAATTGACTTACTCCCTCAGTTCTTATTGCATCATAAGTTCTAGGTAATTCTAAAACTAATTCCTCTCTAGTAAATGATCTACCCGTTTTATTATTGATCATTCTTTCAAGATCTAATTTAGGTAAAATATATTCAATCCATTCTTCTTGTGTAGCTCGACCAACTTTAACTGCATTGTGTGGCTGTGGTAAATAATTACCTTTTATCTTAGCAACATTACCACCAAATTGATTATGTCTAGTTCTTGCAAGCTCTATAGATTTATTAATTGCTGCAGCAAATTCTTTTGCTAAAGGATTTGCAGTAGATCCAGGTTCTAGTATTTCTTTAATAATTAATGGAGTAGTCATTTTTTGAAATTTATTTCTTCTGCCAAAATAACTTGTTCTATATTTTTCCATAAATTGAGCTAAGGGTGCGTGTACTAAACCAAGCTCAGTTCTTTTCATATTAGTAATTGATAAAATTTGATTGCCAGCATCTTGATCAAATATAGATCTTATACCCTCAATAATATCTTTATTACCTTTTACATCTCTATAATTTTCTGCAGTAAATTTATTCTGCGCTTGTACTCTAGCTTGATATAATGCGTTTCTTTTAGATCTTATTCTTTTCTCTAATTGTACATCCCAAGTCTCTTTAGCTGCAGCTCTTTCAGCCTCAAAGTCATTATAACCTTGAGCCTTAAATTTATCGTATTGTTTTTGAAATTCTATTCTGTGAGCATCTGCTGCATCTGATGTCATCTCTCCATCTCTAAGCGCATTGCTAATACATTTTAAATAACTCATTTACAATCCTTTAATCTTTCTAAGGCTTGAGCTGCCTTAGCATCATCTTCCATAAACTCTCTCATAGGTTTGATAATATCTACTTCTTCTCCAGTAGCATCTATTCTAGTCCCTACATGAATATTAGTATCAATTAATTCTTCTGAGCCTAAACCTTGTTTTTCTAAAGCTGTGAACCAGGCATCGTCTAGTTCCATTCTTATATTTTCTTTTGCTTTTTCAAATGCAGCTAAACCTTTTGCAGTTTTAAATTGATCTGCTTTCATTTTGTATAGCTTATGAGATCTTGTCAAAATTTTGGCAGTAGATTTTAATCTAACTTGTAGTTCAACTGTCATGCCATCTTTAGTTAAAAGCTGCATGTGTATAGCTCTATAGCCAGATCCTCTTCCACCATCAGTTTTTAAAAAATCGTCAAACTCTATTGCTTTTACAGAATTTTTAATATCTTGAGCTACAGCTCTAACCTGGTCAATAGTATCAAGATCTATTCTAGCTCTTAATAAATCAGATACTTCCTCAATATTACGAGTTTTTAGCTTTTCTGCCAAACTTGCGTCATCTTTTAGACTTATATCTATATTGGCTTTATGCTTTTCTTTAAATTTATTAAGAAAACTTAAATATCCATCATAGTTCTTTTTGGCTAAAGCCTTTAATTCGTTGATGTCATTAACGCTATGATATATAATTCTTTTACTTATGGCACTTGTAGAACCAATAACTTTATTATCAGATCCTCGTAAAGACGGAGGAGATGCTGTAGCGTCTGCAAAAACAGTAGATGGTGGAGTAGCTTTTGTTCGTTGGGATCCAGCTGCTAAATCTTGGGAAATAGATAATTCCTTAACTGCTGGAGATGTGCTTACACTTCCATTACTGCCAACTTCATCTTTTATTTCTTTAGAAATACCCTCGCCTAATATTGCATCTGCAATTGATGGATCTTCTGAGGCTTGACCAACTTTAGGCTCACTAAATAATTTATTTGTTGTTAAGTCTTCTTCAAATTTCGGAGGTATCGTTGATGTCTCAATTTCAGTTTTGTTAGCTCCAAATGACTTGCTAACATCGCTCCCTCTAAAATCTCCTTTCGCAGCTGCGTCATCGATAGCTTGCTGGAAGAATTTTTCTGCGTCTGATCTTTTTCCATCTTTGAGGAGTTGAGCTGCTTTTGTGAGTTTGTCTGAGAGTTCTGCCCCAGCTCTAGTTGCGATCTGTTCAAATCTTTCTCCAACTTGCTCATATATTAATCTTTGCTCCTCATTGTTAAGTTTATTTAATTTATTTCCCGCTTTTTGTAAAGTTGTATCATTTTCAACAATAGTCTTAAAAGCAGCACTTCTCTTGTTAATATTCTTTTTTGCCCAGTTTAATAACTGAGATCTCTCTACTAACAGAGTTTCTGCAAAAAAATCTGTACCAAATAATGTGTCTTGTTTAGTGACAGTTTTAGGAAGTGTATTTGTTAATCTTAATGTTTGCTCTAATTCTGCAACAGTTGAAAATTTTTTATCTTTTAAAATTTTAATTATATTTGCGTGTAAAGATTTATCTTCAATAATCTCTCCAACTTTAGCACCCAGGTTTTCAAGTTGTCTATTATTAGATACCATCCCCCAAGCATCATCGCTTAATTCTGTTAAGCCAAATGTGTTTCTAACTAAATTAGTTCTAGGTGGTAAAAATTTTTTTATTTGTTCAGCATCAACACCATATCTGGATCTTAGTATTTTAGCAGCATCACTAGCTGAACCAGTATTATTCATAAGATTAACCATTAAACCTTTAATCATGGCAGCCTCTGGTGTAATACCATCAGCCTCTCTTATTGTATAAGCTAGTAAATCTATTTTTTTTCCTTGAGCTGATAATCTTTTAGCCAATCCTAATCTTTGGTGTCCATCAACAATTGCTTTTTTTCCATTCCTATATTCAAAAACCATTATTGTTCCAGCTGCAACATTATCCCATTCTTTAACCTCAGCTAGTTTATTAGATACACCTCTTTTGTCTCCGTCAGTTTTATATTGAAAATTTACTGGATCAAATTCTATTTCTTCTGGTTTATAAATTTGATTATTAGCTGTTATCTCATTTATACTTTTAGATTTTATTGCTGCCTCAATAGGTTTTATTTCTTTTTTAATATCATTTAAAACTATTGTCTGAGCTGCATTATGATTTTCTGTATCTAGCTGCGATGTAGCTTTTGTTTCTTCAAAAGGATTTTCTGGCTGTTTAACTTTAGACAACTCTTCTGGATTTTCTATTTTAAGAGCTTTAGATATTTTATCTATTTCTGCATCGCTAGATTTATTTAATGCTTTTCTTAATGTTCCAGTTGCATTAGGTACACCTTTAATCAAACCTTGTATTAATCCACCTAAAAGAAATGACCCAGCTCCAACAGTTAATGTATTTAAAACTCCAAGATTAACTGTCTTACCAAATAATTCTACTTCTGTTTTTAATCCTACTTCTTTTCTAAAACCTTGAGCTTTTATTTGAATAGGTATCTCAACAGCTGTACCTATTAATCCCTCTACCCAGGCTACTCTCCAGGCAGCTGCTAGAGCTGTTGATGGCACTTTATACATAGCTCCAATTGGTAAAGTACCAAGAATTAAAGGATCTGTGACTAACGCAGAAAAAGAACCAGCAAAGTTTCCAAAGGTTCCCATACCAGTAGATCTGTCTGCTACATCAGCTTGTTTATCATGTATCCCCTGGATCCTAACTCCCATGGTATTAAAAAACTGTTCTTGATTTTCATAACCCATGTTAGTCAATTCTTCTGCAATATCTGGATTTGCAGCTTTTAACTCTTCTATTCTTTGCCAAAAAGTTTCTATGTTTTCTGTTTCTGATGGTGGCGGTTCATCTAATACTCTAGGATCTTCTGGTCCCAAAGGCACATCTTCATTATTATAAATAGGATTGCTAAATTGTGAGTATCCTTTTTTATTAAGATGATCGACTAATAAACTATATTCTTTTTCTACAGAGTTTCTTTCACTATCAAATCTATCACTAGAAAACATAGCATCATAGCTAGCTCTAAAATTTTCTAAATATCCCGTTCTATTTCCACTTGCCCAGGATGTTTCTCCTAAAGAGTTTGTGGCTTTTTTCTCATCAAAGACAAAAGACATTATCTACTTTCCCAGTTTGATCTAACTTTATTAAAATCTATTATAAAAAAATTATTACCCTCTTTTGCAAAATTACCATCGATTGCATATCTAGGTTCTGCATTAGCTTTAGATGGATGATCTTGCATAGCTACTTTAAATTTACCATAACCCACACTAACTAAATATGGATCTCCACCCTCAAAAATTTGTATATTTCTAATTTTACCATCAGCATCTTTACCTACTGCATCTCCAGGTAAGAATTTACCATCAACTGTAGTTCCGCTAGCTTTAGCTAACATAGCTGGATTTTCTTTTAACCAATCTACAAAATCATCAAACTCATCATTTTTTAACCACATAGGAACATGAACAGCGTTATTATTATAATCTGCAACACCGCCATATTTACCATTAGCACCTAAAGACATATTCATTGCTTTGTCATAAAGTTTTTTATCAAATTGACCCGTCTTATATTTTGGAGAATTAAAATACATAGCAGCATAAATATTATCTGCAGTACCAACTATGTTATTAAATGTTTCTATATTTTCTGGAAATATATTTTTATATTTAGCAATCGTTAATCTTTTATCTGTATCGCTAACTTTAATATCTATGTTAGCTTGTTTATTTAATAAATAACCCTCAATAGCTAAATCTATTGCTTTATTAGGCATATTCTCAGATATAATACTTAATCCTCCTATATGAGCTAAGAATTGATCTTTTTCCTGGAGCTGCGCAAATACATCTGGAGCTGCATTACCAAAACCCTCTACTAAAATTTGAGACATAAATTTTATTTGTGTTGCGTTTTCCATTTTAGCTAACGCAGCTGTTATTTGTGTAGCCTCATTTTCTGATAAAAATTTACTTTCTATTCCGTAAATAGCTCCAATACTTTCTGCTTGTGATTTTCTTTTAATCATAAGATCTTTAAAAGTTTCGAAGTTTTCTTGTGGATTTGATGCAAACTCATTAAAATCAATTGTTTCAATATTAAATGTACCTCTTTTAGATACAGCCATTATTGAATCTTTTTCTAAATCTGTTTTTAATTTTGCTAAATAATTTTCTGCAGTTTTTAATTGATCAAATAATGCAGTTGAAGTTCCATCTTTATTAGCAGCAATCTTAGCTCTAGTTTCTGTTAAAAAATCCTCAATTTGTAAAGGTGTCATTAAATTTAAAGATTGTACTAAAGCAACTTTAGCTTTTATCTTTTGAGCTTTTATAATTATTTCTGGTTTATTTAATGCCTCTCCAGTTTTCATATAATCGTTAAGTGTAGTCATGTTAGGAAGAATGCCATTGTCAGCCATATTATCCATTTTAGTTAGCTCAGAATTAATTAATTTTGTAGATGTTGAGCTTGATGTTTTAAAATGTGTTTCTAGTTTTTCTATATCTTCTACACTTAATCTATTATCTTTTTTAGCAACTGATAAAGCACCCTCTCTTTGATCTATAGGTACATTTTTATAACCATAAAAAGCTATATCTCTTTTAACTTTTTTTCTTACTTCATCAGATTTTTCGCCAAACAAATCTGTAAATGCTTTACTTTCTAATAAAACTTTCAATTCATCTTGTGCAGCATTTCTAGTGTTGACATCTTGTGTGTAAAGTATTTTTTTTGTTAATACATTTATATAATCTAATTTTTGAGATCTATTATTTTCAATTAAATTTGCAGTAGTCTTAGTTCTTATTTCGTTGACATCTTCTAATTCTTGTTTCTTTAACCAATTATTAAAATATTTTTTTGCAAATATTCCATTAAATTCTTTTGTTGTATCTTTAACTTTTTTAACTTCATTACTAAAATATTTAATACCCTCATCTGGATCATTCATATTTGATGCAATAAGTTTATGTGCAGATAAACCTTGCTCTGTTTCTGATCCGTTCATTACAGTTTTTTTCTTTTCAAACAAATCGTTTTCAGATTTTATTTGTTGGTGTTTTATGTAAAGATTTTCTCCAGATTTCAAAAAACCTTTCATAGCTTTACCAACAGAACCAGCCTCAGATAAACTAATTTGTCTTCTGTCGATTACATTTGAATTATCTGTAGTAGGTGTAAGTTGTGATTTGTATAATTTAATTGACATATTTTATCTCCTATGCTGCCATTACTTTTGTTCCAAGATCTAATAAACTTGAGCCAGCTGCATAGTAAGATGCTTTTTTAGCAACTTTACCTCTCCATCTAGCTAGATCTGCATCAGCTCTTTTTTGTATTGCCTCATTTAATGCTGTATCTCTTGCATTCTCAGCATTGTAATCCATTATATCTCTGTCCGTTTGTAATTCTAATTCGTTAGCATAAAGAGTATCAATAACTGTACCAGATAAATCAGCACCACTAGCTAAATAAGCTACAGTAGTTTTACCCTGGATCTGTTCAATTGTTTTATCAAATTTAGGAAGTGAATAATCATTATGAACAGACATAATCTGTTCAGCTTTTTGCTCATCTATTTTTGCATTACGCTCTAAAATTTTAGCATTGTAATTAGCTGCTGCTTGTTGTGATTTACCCGCAAATATATCTCCAAAAAAACTCATTTTTCTATCCTCGCAAATCTAATAAAGTCTGCACCATCGGGACCATAACTTTTCATAACTCCCTCTGGATTTAGACCTAGCCATTTAGCAAATCGGATTGCCATATCACAATCTGCTTTGACACTTGTTTGTAATCTTTTTATATTATTATTTTTTATAAGCATCTCAGTTCTTTTTTTTATATGCTTTGCGCAAAAAATTGGATACTTATAAATATCTTTTGTAGCCAAGACCCACCCCTCGGCAACGCCATCCCAAAGTGTAAATACACCTCCAGCCGCTATGGGTTTGTTGTTGACTAAACCCGTGAACGACATACCAACTTCTTTTAAGTAGTAAGCATATTTTTTATGTTCTGGTTTCAACTCTAATAATTTACTATTTAAACCAGTTTCTAAAATTTGTTCAGCGTGTTTATTTTCAAATGGTACAATAACAACTTTAGACACTCTCTGTCTCCAATCTAGGATATATGCCTAAGATAGTCATTGGAAGAGCCTGGGGTTGTTTTACATAAATTAATCCCTCAACTCCATGTCCAGCATCAAATTCTATTTGTTTGTCTCCAGTAAATAATGGCACGGGTAAATCCATACTTGCGCCACTATCTCTAAAATCTATGTTAGTTAAGTTATCTGGAGATGGTCCAACACTTGCTCCAACTGTGTCTTGAAATCTTACAGATAAATCAAAAACTCTTACTGTTTTAGTTTGTGTGGTTTCTGTATATCCCTCATCTAATCTCATTGTTTGTAAATCAGATGAATACAATAATCCTACTTGCGCCTCTTCAACTGCTACATCTAAACTTATAGCACCCGAGCTAACAGCTTTTGCATTTTGCACAGATCCCTCTCCAATAATATTTACCACTTCTCCCTCTAAATGAGATAGTCCAGATAATGTAGAAGTTTCTCCACCGCTATATGTTAATCCACTATCTAAATAATGAAATGCTGTAAGATCTTTATTAAATTCAAATGGAGTAAAATATTCAACATATCTTTTTGTAGCTCCATTTATATATCTATTAATAATTACATAAACTTGATCCTCATCGCTATCGCCATCTATCGTTGCAACACTTTCTACTTTTGCATGAGTTAAAATTTTATCAGTTTGCTCTGAGCTATGTGCAGAAGTTAAATTTACTACAGTTTCTCTAGCCTCATCTGTGTATAATTGTATTTGATTATCATCTACTTTTTCTACAAAATATTTTGTATTTTCAGATAAACCAGAAATAGCAGTACCAGAATTTTTATAAAAAATATGATCTCCGCTTTTAAATTGATGATTTAATATAAATAAAATATTGTTATTTACATTTACACCTTGATAAATAAATTGTGTTGTGTCAGATCCTGGAGCTGAAATTAAATTTATTTCTGTGCCAGCTGTAGCATTTGCCGATGATATTGCTAATTTAATATTATTAGCATCAACATTTATAACATAATAAACTTTAGAATTTGATAATCCACCAATCTTGTTAGATGCAGCATAATAATAAATTTGATCTCCAGTAGCTAAACCATGACCCGTAATTGTAATTTGATTTGATGTTGTATTTACATTTGTTGAATTTGCTGTAAATGAAATTTTTTGTTGCTTAACAGTTTTACCAGTATCAGATTTTCCTCCAAAAATGTGTCTGTGCCAGGCAACTACATTCTCTAATCTATTGTAAGTTAATCCAGCTAATTGACCATCGGATCTTACTGCCCAGACAATAGAGTATGGTTCTTGTTGGTAAGCCATATCAGTAAATCCACCAACTGAGATATGATCTGCAAGTATAGTTAAGTCTGGAGCTGTATAACCATCTGTATCAAAATTATAAGCTAGCTCTCTTATTTTTCTTTTTGCTCTTTGTAAAAATATTGTTGCATTTCCAATTGACAAAGCATCTACGCCAGCGGATCCATAGTTTGATTGTTTTCTAATATTTATATTTGTTGGAGTAATTGCATCTTGAGATGCTCCAGATGATACCGCATACTCTCCACCAGTTGTCATTACAATTAAAGTTCTTGTTGCTTTCATAGCCTGGATAGCATTTACTTGATTTGATGCAATTGTATAGACCATAGCATCATCATCATTAGTACCACCCGTCATGTTTTCGTAATCTCCAGATTTAGAAAAAAACATTGTTTGTGGTTGTGTTGATGTACCAGCAAAAACTAGACGCTGCTCAAAAAATGAAACGCATCTTGGAAAACCAGTTGTCGTAGAAAAAGCTCCTAACTTCCAATTTTCAACTGCATTAGTATTATCAAAATTTTTATTAACTGTTGCACTAACAGAAGTACCAGAGTTAAATGCTGTTATCTTCGCATTGCCGTTAGAAAAATTAATTAATCTATCTACATCTGTTGATACAAAAATAGAGCTGCTTGCTGTTATAGTTATATTCCCAGAAGTTCCGCTTGGTGTGACAGTAGTCGATGTACTGTTTGGATCTAAGTATGGTCCATCAGTAAAATCAACATCTGTTAAACTCCATGATGTATGACCAGTTCTTGATAATTTTTTTACTGGATGGCTTTCGTGAGTTAAGTACATGATGTCTGCACTCTGCGCAAATTTTAGATCAAATAATTGTGCTGTTGTATATGGAGATGATATTTCGTAAGCAGATCCACTAGATGTTATTTGACCATTATCTTTATAAAATCTTATGTACTGATTGCCAAATTCTAAAATATAAGTTTGCTCTGTAGAAAATGTAAATGGTATTAATCTTGTTTTGTCTGAGCTTGTTTTAACTTCTGATACAAAATAAGTTCCTGGTCTTCTAGTTATTGGTCCATGAGGTAATACAACAAAATTTTCAAGACGGCTAGCCGCTGAAAAGTATTTCGCAAAGTCGGTTCTCCCTTGCATACTGTCGCTCATCTCCCCCGCTGTAAAGCTAGGGATTGATAATAACTGTTTTCCCATATTAATATCTACTTGTTAAAAAATCTTCTGTTAAGATTTGATCTACTTGTCCATTGTTAGGATCTACATTATATCCCTCGCTAGCGTCTGCGTGTTTAGCAAGTGATAGTTTGTATTCGTATTTTTCTTGCATTAGTTTTCCTACTTGGAGATTTGCTGTTATTGCATAAGCTATATCTGCAGCTAGAGCTGCTGATATTGTTTCTCTAAGTAAAATGTCCATTTCGTTTGGATCTGTAATTTGTGAACAATAAATAATTTTTAATGCACTTTCGTTGCATAAAACTTTTCTTCCCTCTACTTTATGATCTGCATTATAAGCATCTATTGCTAATAATCTTAAACAATCACTAGGTAAGGTAAATTGAAATTTAAACCCGTAAGCTGGAGTTGCAGTATCTTGAGCCAACTGTTGTCTTTTAATTAAAGAGTTCCAGGGATGGCATCTAAATACCGCATCTCTAACAGTAGCATATCGCTCATTGCAAAGTCTTGCGTTTTTAGAATTATCAGTCAGCGATGTAATACTCGCAGCTCCGAGCTGATTAAGCGCAGAGTTGCAAATTTGAACGACACTAGCCATTTGTTATGCTCTCCTCTTTTTTTTTGGAAATCCAGCTTTCATATTAGCGTATGCTTTTTTTGTTATGGTACTCTTTGATTTTGGTCTTGAGATACCTTTTCTTTTTCTAGCATTTATGTTTGCGTATAAGCCTCTTTGCTTAGCCATAATTATTTCCTCTTTTTACTTTTCATTATTTTTGCTTTTAGAGCTGCTGGTAATCTATTTTGCTTACCTTTTAGCTTGTTGCTTGGTCTGCCTCTCTTAGACCCGTATGTTCCTTTACCCATTGGCATAAGGTTTCTCCTATGTTGGTTTGTTTAACATCCTAGGCGGGTTCCACTCTCGCTTTCCCCGCCTAAAATTTCTTAGTGATTATTACTCGTCACAAGGTACTTGGAACACATGAGTTTCTTGCATTCTAGTTGCCCCTATCGCCATGCTGTAATAAACTTGCGTAGCGTATGACTTGTCATCTCTCTCTGTGATTTTAGCTTTTACATCTGAACCAATCGCTAATTTGATTGCATCTTCTGTAAAACCAAAACATAATCTATCGTCTGTATTAGTAGTGTCAGTATCAAGTCTAGTTGACATGATAAATTCAAAACCTAAGAACGAGTTGATGTCTCCTTGAGCTAGAGCTTTAACTGTGTTGAAATCAGAAGATTTCACTTCAGTTGTAGCTAATAGATCTTGGATCTGTTTTGGACCACAAACGAAATAACGCTTTAAGCCAGGATCTACATCGCCATTATCAAAGAAAAACTTAGTCTCTAATAATTTAGCTATTGTTAGTCCGTCTGTTTGTTGTGCAGTTGAGAATTTAGATGATGATGGTAATGCAACTGGTGTGCCTCCAGCAACTCCAGTATCTGCAGATCCACCCAACGCTGCAATTATCTGATCGTCAATCGTTCTGTTCATAGCTGCAGCTGCTGCTTTAGCGTATGAAGAAGTTGGATCAACAAGCATTCTTACTTTGTCGAGATCATCTATTAAATCAGCCCATTCAAAATCTGAAAGGCTAACTCGTCTTCTGCTGTGTGGTGTATTTACTCTCGGAGTGTCTCCGTGTCTAGTTGTTCTAGCTACAGCTGCAGTTGCTCCGATTTGATCGAAGAACGCATTTTTTCCTCTGATAGTTTCAACATCCACAGCACCTCTTAGCTTACTTCCCATTTGTTGAGAAAGCATGCTTACATTTGAAGAATATTGTTCTACAAATGCGTCTGTTATTTGAGTTGACATAATTGTCTCCCTCTATTGTTAGTGTTGTTGTTTATGTTAAAACGGATGATTATCCTTGCGGGTCGCTCCTCGGTTTTAGATCTCATGGATCTTAGTCTTTCCTAAAGTCAATTGGGGTCAAATGATTATCCCAATATCTTAGCTATACAGTTGATTTTTGTTCCCGTAAAGCCAAAACTTCTGCAACAGCGTCTTGATGACCTGGATGGTTTTTGTCCCAATAAGCTGATCCTGGAGCTGTTAAACTATTTATTTCTTTGTCTAACTGCTTAGGTGTCATCATCATTGGTCCATCTGCTTGCACAATTTTATCTTCTCCCATCTTCTCAGCTAACATTGCAAATGCTTTTATTACAACTGGATTGTCTCCAAGTTTGCTGCCGTCTTCCATTTGCATACTCATAAATCCATCTGGAAGAACAGATCTAACTACATTGTTAGCAGCCTCTAATTTTTGATTGTATGCTTGACCCCATTCTTTTTTTAATTCGGATGTAGCCTTTTCTCTTGCTGCAACTGCAATACTATTTGCATCAGCAAGTTCTGCACCAATCATATCATTATAAAATTTTACAACTCCATCAGCTTGTCCAGGCAATAAACCTAACTTATGCGCTTGTTGTGCAAAACCTTTTAATGCTGCCTCATCGACAGTTTTATCTTCTGGTAAATTAAATTTATATTCATCAGCAGATTTTGGTCTTCCAAGTTTTTCATAAACTTTATTCCAATCATCTTCTGTTGCATATTTATTAGGTACTGGAATTTTATCTGCACCTACTAATTTTTGCGCATGAACAAAACTTTTAGCTAAACTTTCTATATCAGAAATGTTTTCTAAAGATTTTTCGTTTCTTATCTCATCGGAAAGATTTGCTTTCCAATCAGTATTTTCTTTTGGAGTATTGTCTCCAGACAGCGTGGGAGCTTGTTCCGTTGCTGCTACCTCTTGATTTTCACTCGACATTGTTATTTCTCCTTTTTGTTGAGCATATTATTTATAAATAAGACAACTGCTCTTTGTCCCTCTCTAAATGCAGTATCGTGACTATCTCCTTGTACAAAAGTTGTAGTCTCAAAACTGCATCTCTTTTTAAGATCTTCAAGCACTAATTGACCGCTCTCTGATCCAAAAGTCGTTTTGTAATTGATAGATAATTGTTTTATATCTTTCTCATTCACTTAATAACCCCGCTTTCAAAGCTGGAGCGATTTTACCAGCACTCTCAGCTACTTGTTGAGCTTGCTGTAATTCAGCTTGCTCGATTTGTTGTTGCTGTTTATCTTGCTGGATTTTTTGTACTTCTGCTTTAGATCTCATAACTTTAGCTGGTAAGCCTAATACATCTTTAATATGATCTACTAAACCATCAACATCTAAATAATCAAATACTGGAGCTACATTTTGTAATGAGCCAAATATTTCTATACCTCTCATAACTGATGATAGCTCTTGTGTCTTTTGAGCTTTAGCTAATGGAGATACATATTCTATTTCTATATCTTGATCTGCAACTATTTCTGGTGGTTTTGCAAATTTATTATTTTTAAATAATAAATTAAAAGATCTAGTAATTAATGGCTGTAATAATTCAGATTGTAGTCTGCCTAATACTGGACCAAGTAATCTCATCTTCTCCTCAGTACGCTGCATAACTTCTGTAGCTGTCATATTCACACCTTGGATCATCATCAATTGATCAACAAAAAAGTTTTCTCTAATTGCTTTTCTTCTTTGTTCTTCCATTTGTAATCCTATTGGATTGTTAGCTCCAATATTTAATGGCTCAATTCTTTCTCTGGTTCCTGATCTGTAAAAATTTAACCCTCCAGGTACAGTTCTTACTGGTAAAACAAAGCCGTCATCTGGGACCATTAATGGTGGGTCTATTTGTTTTTGTGCAGCTTTAATTGTAGTTTTGCACATTGTATTTAACATCTTAACATCTGGCAACGCATTCATTGCTGGAGATCTTCCATAAATTTCATTGCTGCTAGATTTTAAATATCTAGGAACAACATAAGGAAATTCTCTAAATCCACTCTCTCTTAAAATAATTCCAGTATCTTCGTGGACATGACAAGATATAAAATCCATATTAGTATTATTCTCATAACCCATCGGCATACTTGATGCGTGTACTGAATGAATAATATTTGTTTCATCATGAGGAGCATCTTGGATTTTTTTAATTAAATTTTGTGGCAGCTGTGCATCTGGATACATAGCTGGTATATTTTTATTTTTAATTTGAAATTTTCTAACCAGGCAATCCACCATGCCTTTCTCATCTTCTGTTATATATATTTCTGAAATATGTAATGTTCTAAATCTCAAATCATCTTTAACATCATCTGTTATAAACATTGCTGATGTACCAAATGCTAGCAGCTCATGGTATAATTCAAAAATTTCTTGTTGAAAATTAGATCTTTGAAATACTTGCTGCATAACTTTTGCGCAGCTCTCTAACCACTCAACAGCCTCATCATCCTGGTTCATTTCTTCTGATCTATATTTTAAAACAAACCACGGAGATATAGTATTTGTCAACATTCCATTTAAAGATGCAGATAATAACTCGAGAGCATGAGTTGCAGTTCCATCATAGATCTGGTCATGCCTTTTATCTCCTTTGGTTCTTCTTAATGTAATATTAGATTTTCTAGGTAAGAAAAAATTTGCAATATCTTGCCAATGACTTTCCCATGTTGATCTTTGCGCTTTTAGCGTCTGATACTTATCTATAATATCTTTGGCTTTTCTATCTATTGCCATTTATCCTCCTAATAAAGTTCTTTTAGATGTTGTTAATTTATTATCTCCCAAACCTTTAGCTCCAGTTAATATTGTACTAGATCTACCTTTGCCTCTTCCCATATCAGCTTTAGTTGCAGCGTATGCTTGAGAAACTTCTGGTTTTGTTGGCGCAGTCACAACGGGGGTGGCTGGCGGTGGTGCGGGTGGTTTTGGTGGTTTTATAACTCTAGCTACTCCTCCCATACTATCCTCCTAATAAAGTTTTCTTTGTTATCTTACTTGCATCATCTTCTAAGCCATCAGCTCCAGTAAGTATTGTTGCTGATCTTCCAGTTCTTCCAGCTCTTATCTTAGCTCTTTTTTTTGCAGTCTCTGCAGCTCTATCAGCGTCATCAAACTTTGGTGGCTCTGGTAAAGGTTTCACTTCTGGAATAGGTGGCATTGCTGGTATCTTTGGTTTTAAAAATCCCATGTTAATCTCCGTGTATTGAATATTCGTTTAGTGTTATAGTTTGATTTGGTTTTGTTTTTTCCGCTAAATCATTTACAGATATTGCCATATACCTCATCGCATCAACTGCGTGGCTAGACCAATCTTTAACTGGTTTATTAGAAAACATTTTGATTTTTTCATTATACTTTCGATGGTATTGTCTCAGCGCATCTATCAATGGTTTTGTATTCTCGATGTCAAACCAACATCTAGGTAAAACCATCTTGGTACTATGGATACCATCTTCTAAAGGTAATTTAGGTAAAATTCTAAACCTAACTCCCAATTGATAAGCTACATCTAATCTAGTCTTACCCGTTGAAAATTCTGTGACTTCAATATCGTGGGGAGCAAAATGCTCTCCATAAATATAATCTTTATCTTTTATTACTTGGACATAGTGAGGTAATCCCTCTCTTCTGTTTTCGTAATAATCAATTATTAAAAAAGAGTTTCCTAGTTTTTGAAAAAAAACAATTGCTGTACTATCATCAACTCCTAAATCCCATGCGGTATGAACCTCCAGGCTAGGATCATAAGTTATTCTAGTTAATTGTTTTTTCTCCTCTAAATTTTTTATTATATCTCCAAATATAGATCCCTCGATATTTGCAATCCAATCACACTCAAATTCTTGCCTATACTTTGTATCTCCCATTTGAGCTTTGGCTGCATCTAACTCTTCCTGGTCTATAATATTAGTTTCACTTGCCTTAGCTGTATAAGTCATCCACTTATCATCGCTCAAAGCATACTGGTATAATTCATAAAATAAATTACCCATCCCCGCTGGAGTACCAATAAAATAACAAAAACCTTTTCTGTCAGACAATGCGGGTCTTATTATTTCATTCCATAACTTCGGTTCTATTTGCGCTGTCTCATCTATGCAAACTCCGTCAAGAAATAATCCTCTTAAACTATCCCCCGCCTCACTAGATAATAAAGTTATTCTAGCTCCGTTAGGTAAATCGCATCTAAGCTCTGTTTCATTAAAAGTTGTGCCTGGTATTGGTCCAGCAAACATTTTTAAATAATCAAAAGCAATCGCTTTAGCTTGTTTGTATGTTGGCGCAATATACGCATACCTAGGGTTTTTCAACTTATTCTGTAATGCAGCTCTTATTAGGTGGTTTAGCATACAGACAGTTTTGCCAAATCTTCTATGGCAACTTAATACTGCAAATCTATACTTATCTAAACTATTATGCAGCTCCGCTTGCAATGGTCTAGGTGTATAAGGTATTTCAACTTTCATTATAAAATCGCTAATACAACAATAACTACTGCGATAATTGCACAAGTTGTTTTATGTTCTTTAACAATATGTGGAATGTGATCTTTTAGTCTCATTACTCCTCCTAATGTATTGTTGGTAAATCAAAAATGTCTCGAATAGATTTATATTCGATACCACTTTTTTTCATTATTTTTTTTAAAAATTTATGAGCGTGCTGCTCATCCTCAAATCCGTTTAGGTGTATTACTAATCCGTTAGTATCTTCGTTGGTAAAAACCATAGCTGTTATTAAACTATCTGTATATTTATTGTGTGCCATTATGCTGTCTTCTTATTATTTTTTACAAAATTTCTTGCTGCGGCTACCGAGCTAAATCCCCACTTCTTTAGAGCTAGAGCTTTTCTAGTAGGTTTACCTTTGTCATCTTTCATTGCGCCTTTCATCCCAGCGAACCTGGCAGCAAAGCTAACTCTTCGTGGGTTCTTACCAGCCTTAACTGGTGGTTTTAAATTAGATCCATCTTTATTTTTAAAATACTTTCTCCCCGCCTCAGTTAATCCTCCAGTTTTGCTTTTATGTTCTTTTCTCATATGTGTGTGTGTTTGTGTCTGAAATTCCCAAGTTATATATATTTTAAAAATGCGGCTGCAAATGCGGGTGTACCCCCTTTGTTCCGCATGATTTTATTCTTTTTGTATGCAGATCTGAGAGTTAATCCTCTTATAATCCTCTCGATGATTGAATTATCTTTTATTTATTGATGTTGTCGCTAGGTATCATACCTACCACCCAGGTTCCGAACTCCATAATGCGTGCCTGAGAAACATGGCTGCCGCAACCAAGAACCAACTTAGCAGCGACAACCAAAAGTAATTTTAAGTTGTAGCTTTAATTCCGTAGTAAGCTATGAACATAGATCCCACGGCTGCAACAAATAATATTAAAGTTAAAAACATAATTAACCTTTCTCAACTAAGTTATTTTTAACAAGGCATGACCCGTAGAGCTTGTTAGTATAAGCAGCTAACTTGCCATTGATCTCATCTTGTTTCTTTTCGTGAGCAGCTCTTTCTTCATCTGTCCAGGCAGTAGAATTAACAAACTCTACTTTTAAATTTTTGTTGACCTGGTTAATCGCTTTACAAGCGCAGATCTGTTTAAGCTGATCTTTCAACATAAAGTCTTTGTTGATACTCTTCTCAAATTTGGCAACAGCGACAGCATCGCTATAACCTCTATTTAAACTGTCATAAGATACGAAAGACTTGCCGTCTTTTTTTTCTAAAGTCATAACCATAACAGCTGCGTAAGTAGATTTTTTAACTTTACACCATTCCATAGTTTTTGGATTAAGTGTTCTTTTACAAAATCTATCGCCTTTCTTTGGATGGGTTTCAATCCAATATCTTACTTGAGTTTTTAATTTAAAACCCCAAGGATAATTATCAACTTTGAAACCGCTGCCAAAGTCTCTTGAGCTATATATATTTTCTTTTTTTGTCATACTCCTAATCAATAAACTAGCATTGACGGAGTGTCAAGATAATATTGCAGCTTATGCAATTATTTTTTTAGCTCCAGAATGCGACCCCTTTTTCTTTCTTTAGACTTTCTTTCTTTTTGGCTTTTG